AGAGGTCAAGAAATCTGTAGATAGTACATACGAAATCGTTAAGACTGTTCGACCTAAAGTTTACCAAGCAGATCAAGTTTCAACCGTACCAACTGGCTACCAAATTATCAAGGCAGCTGCAAATGGATGGAATGGTGAAACTCAATCAGCAGAAGAAGCTTTAACAATTATGTATAGAAAAGAGGCAAATGGTGAGTTCGGTAACGGACAACCACAGGGAGCATATTAAAATGTCTACCTACCTAGGACTACGTTCTATAGACGAACTGGTTAATTATACATATAATCGAACTCCTGACGAGATCATGAAAGCCGGATTTACCGTAGGTGACGGAACAGGTGGAAACTATAACCCACTTTTCGGAGCTATGGCATGGGCTAACTTTAACCTTGAAGCAAACATATTCGCAGCTTTGCCAAAATATGTTTGGGACTTTTCAGGTTGGCGTATATTCTCCGCTAAAGCACCAGATTTAGTAACTATCAATGATACCATTGATGGACTAGGTGGTACTGTAGAGGGTGGACAAATAGCAGATGCTATTAAGCCAGTCGTTCAAGAAGTTACAGTTAAACCAAAGACTTTGCAGTATGTATTCGAGGCTTCTGAGCTTTTGGAACAATTAGTAGACAATTCTAGAGATGATAACTACGGTTCTCTTGCACAACAAAGAGTATACGCTAGTGATCAATTCAAAGAAAGAGTCAATGAAATGCTCACAGCTATTCCAGTTGATGTAGCACAAACTGATGACAATTCCCAATTAAATTTGGAATCTTTGGACAGAATAGTTGCATCCTTCGCTGAATATACATTTGAGGCACACGCAAACGTGGCTGACTTGTATGATCCTTGGAGAAGTGCAAACGGTACAAGTATCGACAGAACTACTACTACATACGATGCCACAATTAGATCACCATCAGGTACAATCGGAACACCAGACGTTTTAACGGATGCTGTTCTTAGAGGAATACTTGCAGATGTGAGAATTGCTGGTGGTAAAGAGCCAACTGTAATGATTGGTGGACAGGACACATATTCCGAGGTTCAATCAATCTACATGGCAGCTTATCGTATTCAAAACACAGCAGACCTCAGAACAGAATTTAGCGTAGGTGTAAACGGTGTTGACACATTCACTGGTACAGGTGCTGGTTTACATATATCAACGATATATGGCTTACCATTCATTCCTTCAAAGGACACACCTCAATCAGCAGAAGGTGACGTAGGTGACTTGTTCATCTTAAACACAAGTGCAGATAAGAACGCCCCAAATAAACCATTGTTAGGTATTCAGGTACTTAAACCAATAGTTTATTACGAGGCTGGAAAACGACAACAAGGTTATCCTTTCATAAATGAAGCTTTTACAGACAGAGCTTTATACAATATGTTAGCAGAAACTACTTGTCGAAACTTTAAAGCACAAGCTAAGATTCGAGATATAGCTTCAGGAATATAGGATTAATAATCCAACTTATTTTTTTTTTAATTTTAGAAAAAAATACTGATACTGATATAAGAAATATATATCCAATTATATAACAATCTTTATAAGCGGGAATTTTATTACTGTTGTATGACCGTAGTAATAACTATAGACGACAAATACAAACACCTAAGCGCTGATAGGGCACACCTGTTAAGAGTAGGTGGAGTAGGTGTCGAAAAAGAAATAGTTTGTAACGTTGTTATAACAGCTGAATCTCCAACAGCAGGGGTAATTGTGACTGACTTTACGCAAGTAGGGTTAAAACAAGTATATACTGCTGAAATCAGAGAGTCAGACGATTGGGGAACTAATTTATGGCAATTTGAACAAGATTCAGCTTCCGATGCAGCTCTAGGCGGAATACATGGTATTGACCTAGCTGGTGCAGATACATCAGGAGCACAAACTGTTACTCTAACAATCATTGTACGTGGCGTATAAGTAAATCTTATATACTACTTCCTTTTTTATTATATCATGGGTAGAAATGCACACAAAATAACTTCTTCTTCTGAGGAAGTTGTAGGTAGAAGTGGAAAATTAAAACACATTACTATTATAGATTCAACAAGTGCCATTATTAATCTTAGGGAAGTTGATGTATCTGGTAATGTTATATACAAACTAGATGTTTCTGAAAATGCTCAAATTCACCAAGATTTAGACTTGGGATTTAGAACAGCTTTATACGCTGAATTTGTGAGTGGAACAGGCGAAATCAATATTATATACGAATAATTTAAATACGATAAGGTTAGAGTTTATATATGGTTCGTGATACAGGAGTATATTGTACTACTACTGATATAGCAGATTGGCTTAGGATTACTATAGATGCAAACTCTGATCCCAATACAACTATGGTAAATAACTACATATTGGACAATGAGGATAGAATTGATAGAATGACTCAACATACTTGGATGCCTGATAGACAGGTAACTGAGGAATTTAATGTAACCAAATTATATGATTGGGGTAGAGGTATGCCAATATTTCCAAGACATAGAAATCTTAAATCATTTGATGATGATTTGGGGGATAAGTTTGAATTATGGGATGGTAGTAACTGGGTAGATAACACACCAGATATATCAGAAGTTAATGATTCAAGTGATATAATATATTTCCAAGAGGTTAAAGGTGTAATATATTTGAGAGGATATTTGTTTACAATTTTAAGAACAAATAGATTTAGAATTACTTATAGATATGGTGGGGACAATGATAAAAGAGCTGCCGAAGATGAAACTATACCAAGAGATATTCAAAAACTTTGTAAACTAATGACCTGTGTAGATATATTAAGTACAGATTTCCAAATGTCACAAATTGCATACGGTGGGGAAGGCAATATTGATAAAGGTAAAGTAATGGACAGATGGGAAAAAGAGATACATGAAATAATGTGGAGTAGAAGTGAAATAACTTCAACATGGTAGTATGGCTAACATAGTAAAAGCAGCTAACCTATCATCTGCACATACTATCAGTGTATCAGCTAATGAATATGAGTTTTTACGTTTACAAAAAGATGTAGGATCAGTGATTATATATAATATAAGACAGATACTTAGAGATGAAGATATTAATTTCACAGAAGATTTGGCACATTCTTTCTCATTAGTTATGTGGATGGGTAAGGCTCACGTAGAATCTAGTAGTAGATATGCTGGACTTGTAGATAGAGGTTTGAGTCCGGGAACTTGGGTTAATTATGATGCACTACATGACTGGGTAAGAATAAAACTAGGCATAGATGATCCTGAGGCTGTAGAGGTTACTTGGAAGATATTAAAGAAGATTAGAAAATCAGGAATACAACCAAAAAGATATGTTAAAAAGGCATTAAAAATGCTTATTGGTAAACATGGTTCAGCCACATTAAGACATAAATCTGGTGCAAAATCAAAGAAGAAAACAAGAGCTGGTAAATTTACTAAAAAGGTAATGAAGGCAGTCAATAAAATCAATAAAAAGATTAGGAAGATAAAAAAGACACTAAATAATGCAAATAGAAAAATTAATAAGGTTATCAAACCTCTAAGGAGATACAAATGACTGACGGAATGGCGGGACTGCCCTTTGCAAACGACATAATAACACACCTAAAGGCTGAATGGGTAACAGGCACAGGTGGAAAATTACCTGTATTTACAACTAAATGGAAGAAAAAGGCTGTGGGAGTAGGTCAAAGGAGTTATGACGAGGTTATTGTTGAACTTGATACAGAAGATCCAAAGATATTCAGTCTTATATCAGGCGTAGGAGCAGATGGTAAATTTGACTATGACTGGCTACACGATATATCAGTGACTATAGATGTATACACAAGCGTAAGTGAAGATCGGGTACTGCAATTAGTAGATGAAATAGTAAGAATACTCAAAAATAACGTTGTAACCTTAATCAATAATAGAGATTACATACAAATCCTGCCCGGGAATATTACCTCACTAAATGAGGAATTTAGGAACATATTTAGGTACAATATTGACGTAGATGCCCTTAGATTCAACCCATAACAAAAATATTTAAATACCATGTATATAAATTAAGACTATGACTAAATCTGCTAGTAGTGTATATATTGAATATGCTTATGAAGATGTCTTTGGTGGTGGAGCAACAACCACTTTTCCTATCAATTTTGGAAAGGAAGTTAAAGCCTCTGGTTTAGAATGGAAGAATAACCAAATACCACTAGGTCAATTATATACACCAGAAATAGAAACTTATGCTTATGGTAAAAACGAAGGTAAAGTAAGTATGGAATTTGTACTAAGTAACCCTTGGTTCTTTGAGGCAATTTTAGATTCAGTTCAATCAGATCCAGATACAGGTAACTTATATACACATGAATGGGATTCAGATCCATCACTTGCGGGATCAACAATTAAGACAATTAACAGTATGGCATTAGCAATAGGATTTGATATGAACTCAGATTATATAAGATTACCAGTCGGAGTAGTATGTCCGTCACTATCATTTAAAATGGCACTTAATGAAACTGTTAAAGTAACAGAAGAGTTGATTTGGGGTGAGGAAACTGTAAACCAAACATTTACAGAGCCAGATGCAACACCACTAGCAGGGGAAATACCATATACATTCGTAAACGCATTGATTACAGATCCAACTACAGGATCAACATTAGCTACAATACAAACATTTGATTTGAATATTAATAGTAATGCAGAATTAGTCTATGGATTTAATTCAGCAAACAGTGAAGATGTATTTAGAAAGATTTTAGAAATTACAGGTAAGGTCGGAGTTACAGTAAAAGACTCACACTTTTGGGAACAGGTACTTGGAAGAGGAGAAACAAGTAATGAT